TTTCTGAATGATCAGGTGACACCGGTCTTGGATTCAATATCAGGAAGATTAAGGGGCTTTTCAAGGAATACCTATAAGGTGTCAGTCTCTGTTGACATGAGAAAGGTATATACAGACATCTATGCAGCGGAGAGAAGAATCAGAAGTATGCAGCTGCAGCCGGGATATAGCAGCAGGTATATGATGCCCTATGCGGGCACAAGTGTTAGCGGAGCGGGGGCTATTCCAGCGCAGACGACCAGCAGTCAAAACTCTTTTGATAGTGTTATGTCGATAGGCAGCGCAATTGTGACGGCGAATAATCTGAACGAGATGTATAAGGATTATACAAAAATTAAAAAAAATCCAACCAAATACGCAAACTTCAAAGCAGGTCTTCCCAAAGCTGCCGCCAACGCCATCACCGCTTATGGTTTTTTGGACGGTGGTGCAGATATTGCGGAAGGTGTTTTTTCTTCTGACAATGCCTACGACAGAACTTATAAGGTGACAGAGGGGGCAACTATCATGGCCGGATCCTTTGCTGGTATGAAAGCAGGTGCTGCCATGTTAGCACCTCTGGGTCCATGGGGTGCGCTGGCGGGTGCTGCAGGCGGCTATCTCTTTGGTAAACTTCTCAGTGAACCGGTAGCAGATTCTTTTGCAGATGGAATAGCCGGCGCAGAGGAATATGCTGATGTGTCTGCCCGTGCAGCAGAAAAGGTTTCCGAACTAAATGCACAGCAGAAAGCGTTGGCGAGCACACAACTAGGAAAATTGTTTGGAAATACTGCATTATCAGCGAAAGAGGTATCGCAGGTGGTGGGAGAGCTTTTTGATACGGGGCAGACCATGCGGATTAACAATGCAGCAGCGGCAATTGACGACTTGCAGGCGTCTTTTGTCAATCTGCAGCAGGCAGATTATGGATTGCAGAAAACTCTTTGGCTTAGCGGTACAGAAGCAGGTGCTGGTAACTTGGCAGGGCTGATGGGGGCAACAAGTGACTTTGGAGAAAGCAGCCGGATGCATTTGTTGGACAATCAGTATGCAGAGAGGGAATCTGTAAAAGTTCTGTTGCCAGAGTCTGGTTCAGCAGAAGAACTGTTAGAGGGAATAGATGAACGTTACCAGAAAAAACTAGAAGAACTAGATACTCTCACAGAAAAGCTTGACAAGACAACAATTGCGGCTTCATCTGATGGCGTTATTGACAGCAGTGAACAAATGAAAATAGATGGAATCAGGCAGGAAATATTGCAATTGCTTTACGGTGAATCAGGATCTAAGACTAAACAGCAGCAAGATACGGACTTTCAAGCAATATTGGAAAAGATGAAATTGGGGCTTGGCAAAGAATATTCTAAGGAATCTTTTGAGGCAATTATACAAGACGGAACTGCTGCTGCAAATGAAAGAGTCGCTGCATTGGAAAATGCTTATAGTTATGCAGCAATTGGAAAAACAGACAAGGAAAAACAAACGCTGCTTTGGGGTAAAGATGGAACTGGACAAACGGATGGTCTATACAAACAGGAATTGGATACCTATGGTGCGATTGCGGGCAATGCAATGAATGAATTTGTAAATAAAATGCCTGATAAATTGGGATTTCTGGATAACCTGGTGGAAGAAAAGAACAGTGGGGAATTTAGTGGGGATACTTTAGCACGAGTAAGAGCACTGCAAGGAAATGAAGCTGATCGAGAAACTATCAAGGGATTTCTGGATATTATGGAACCGATTTACAGCCAAATGGAGCAGACCGCACAGTTATTTGAAGAAATGGGGATGGCGTTACCGGAAGAATCACAAAACTTCATGGATAAGATGGAAGCCTTATTTCAGATTAGCGAGGCGGAATGGATTAATAAAAGTGTGATAGGCAGGGAAGGAAACACATATGGAGATGAATATTTAAAAACAGAACTCCGTATAACAGGAGAAAAGGAAATTGAAAATCAAGTCGAAGTGACACCTGAAGATTTTGGCATTGCAAGTGTGATTACAAAAGAAATACCAATACTTCTTACAGGGATAGCGTATGGCGCTTTGGGAAAAGGTAAAAATTCCCAACCTAAAGGAACCTACCGCGGCGGCATTATCGCTCCGGCTTTCGCAGACGGCGGCTACGTTCACGGCGGTGCCCAGCTGATTACAGTGGCGGAAGAAGGCACGCCGGAGGCGATTATCCCGCTGGGCAGACACAGAAGAAAGCGGGCGCTGGAGCTTTTCAACCAGGTCGGCGGCTATCTGCAGGCACCAGGCTTTTCTCCGAAAGGCTTTGCAGCGGGAGGTATCGTAGGCAGCATTGGCAGTCTCAGCGGCGGTGCAGGAGGCAGCGGCGCACCGGTCGCAATCGAAGTCGGCGGTGTGGAAATCAAAGTGGAGGCAAAGGATGGACAGTCCCTGGTCGAAACTATCAGAGAGAACAAAGAAGCAATCAGTGAAGAAATCGCAGGCGTATTTAACGCAGCCTTTAAGGGGCAGTTTGCTAATACGCCGGCAGCAGGAGGTGCAGGATTATGATGAGAATTGTTGCAAGAGAAGTAAATAACAGCAAGAAAGAACTGGACTTTGACTGGCTGCCGCTGGAAATCAAAGACAGCGGCGGCGATATAAGTTTTGCCAGCTATAATCTTTTGGACAGAGGTGAAATCGTAAGACCCGGCGGCAAAGGTCTGCGGCGTATCTCGTGGGAAGGACGTTTTCCGGGGGAAAGCAGAAAGGATCTGTCTATGCTGGCAGGGCCGTGGCGCGATCCGATGGAATGTGACGAGCTTTTGCGTAGATGGCGTGATAAAGGCAAGAGAATTAGCCTGACCATAGAAGGAACCAATATTTCAAAATTCCAGTGCTATGTCAGTCAGTACTCGTCTTCCTATGCGGGAGGACTGGGCGACCTTGAGTATTCCGTCGAATGGATTGCCTACAAGCCAGTTTCTGTTACCGTAAAACCTAAGGCAAAAAAGAGCAAGAGCGGCAAGACTCGCCCGTCGAAAAGCTTTACGAAGTATATCGTAAAAAGCGGAGACACCCTCTGGGGTATTGCAGAAGCAAAATTAGGCAATGGAAACAGATATAAAGAGATTTATAATCTCAATGAAAAGGCAATAGAGGATGCGGCGAAAAAGCATAAGTTCAGTTCCTCAAACCACGGCGACCGTATCTGGCCGGGGCTGGTACTGAAATTACCGAAGAAATAAGGAGGGAGCAAAATGAATTATGAGATACCGACATATAAGGTCGTGGTTAAATCGCCGGATGGCAAGACCTTTGATACAGCAGGCATTATAACAGGACTGACGCTGACCGAGTCCAAAAGCCAGCTGGCGCAGCGGGCGACAATCAGAATGTTTAATAGATATATTAGCAAACACGGATATCCCAGTAACCTTTTTCCTGTGAGAAGCCGTGTTTTTATTTACGCAAAAGGCGGTGGAAAAACGAAGCGAGAGGAGGTCTTTCGTGGCTACGTGTGGGACACCGATTATAGCCTGGGAAATGGAACCCAGCTGACCCTGACCTGCTACGACAATATGATTTACTTTATGAACTCCCAGATTTTGACTTACTTTTCCAAGGGAAAATCCACCAAGGAGATTGTAAAGACCCTGATGGAAAGGCGGGGCGTGAAGCTGACCTATAACTACAGCAGTATCACCCATCCCAAACTGCCGCTGTCCGGAACCCTTGCTGACGTGCTGACTTCTGAACTTCTCGATGAGGTGCAGAAAAAGAAGGGCGTAAAGTATGTGGTCAAAAGCAAAAAAGGAAAGATTTATATCGACAAGCAGGGAAGCAATGAGAAGGCGTACTGCATTTCCCGCGGGACGCAGAGTATTATGCAAAGCTATAACAGGTCTGTCACCATGGATGGCATGGTAACAAGCGTAATAATTGCCGGAAAAAGCGATGAAAACGGAAAGCGCAAGATAGAGGAGCGGGTTGATAAAAACAGGAAGACCTATGGCACTTTAGCAAAGATCATTTATAAGGATGAGGATACGAAGCTTTCCGAGGTGAAGAAAGAAGCGAACTACATTCTGGACGAAAATGCGACGCCGCAGCGGGAGTACGAGGTGACTGCGCTGGATATTCCGTGGATTCGCAAAGGAGATCGGGTACGGATTGAGTTCAACAAGGGTACATACCACGACTGTGTTGTCAACGAAATTACCCATAACTGCGATCAGGCAACTATGACCCTGAATGTACGGCGTATGAAGAAAAAATAAGGACAGGGCAACACTGTGCAAAAGGGGCTAAAAAAACTGATAGAATGTGTATAGTGAAAACGTATAGAGATACTGCCGTGTTAGCGTAAACTGCCCCATTTTGAGAAAAAAGGGCAGTTTTAAGAGGTTTTTCGAATAAAAAGGAGGAGTTATATGGCAAGCAATATTGAAAAGCTGGGAGAGACTCTGCAGGGCAGAATGCGAAGTGTGAAGCAGTCCGGCAGCAGCACACTGCTGGAACTTGCAGAAATAGGGTCGGGCGGAGCGCTTTTGCCTGATGTGTCACCGGGACCGATTCCTGCGGGTGAGTATTCCATTTGCAGAGCTGTATCAGGTAAAGTGACAGCGGATTTTCGCTACGAGAAATTGAAAGCCGGCGACCGGGTTTTGCTCTGCTGGTGCGGGCGCGAGCCGGTTGTCATTGATGTAATTGCAAAGGAAGGAGGTGAATAATGTGGAGGACGAATATTTATTCCCAGAGGATTTGGAAGAGATAGAACCAGATGAAGATGTGCTGGAATCAGGTGAAGCGGCAGGCTATGTGGGAGCACCTGCTTTTGATGGAGACTTTGTCAGGGATGGAAAAAACTGTGTGCAGGCAGCAAGTCCTATGGATGCGTGGAAACAGTGGTGCGTTAACTGCCTATCCATGGAGCGGTATGCAAGTCCCTTGTATTCTTCGGATTTTGGCATTTCTCTGACAGAGATTTTGCAGGCGGATACCAGAGCTGAGGCAGAGGCGATGTTTCGGGCAGAAGCAAAGGAAGCCCTGGAAGCAGACCCTTATGGCAGGACTGACTATGTCGGGGAGATTACCTTTGACTGGGGCAGCGACAGCGTAAAAGTAACAGTAGAAGTGGTTGGCATTGATGGTGCTGCCATAGATTTTGAAGTGAATTTGGAAGGAAGGTGAGAAAGATGGCAGAAGAATGGACTATGCCGGAATTTCTAAACAGAGATTTTGAAGAAATTATGGAAGAGATGACCGCAGATTTGCCGGAGGATATTGATGTGAGCGAGGGCAGTCACCCGTACAACCTCCTTGCGCCTACGGCAAAGCAGGAAGCGTATTTTGCGCAGTTTATCCTGGCAGAAGCGATGAAAAGAATCTTTCCACAGTTTTGCGAAGGAGAACCGGAATATGTGGACTATCATGGACAGGTAAACGGGATGAGCAGAAAGGCGGCTGCTTATGCAGAGGCGGAGCTTTCCGTGACGGGCACAGCAGAAGCGGTAATCCCTGCAGGAACGGTTTTTACAACAGCCAGTGTCAATGATGCGGCGTCGGTGAGTTTTGTTTCTGCGGAAGCTGTGACGCTGGATGCGAACGGCTGCGGACGAGTTACCGTAAGGGCAGAAGCGCCGGGAACAGGCGGAAATGTAGGCGCAAACACGATTATCCTGCAGGAAAGCCCTATTGACGGGATTTCTGCAGTGACAAATCCAGAAGCTGCAAAAGGTGGAACCGATGAGGAAAGCGACGCAAGCTTTATAGCACGGATTATGGAATACGAGAAAATGCAGGGACTTTCCTTTGTAGGAAATACCAGCGATTACAAGCGCTGGGCGGAGGAAGTGGACGGCACGGGAACAGCCGTGGTGGTGCCGCCTTCGGAAGACGATGATTCGGGGCTTGTGACGATCGTGCTGACAGACAGTCAGGGGAATCCCGCAGCGGAGAGCCTTTGCAAAAAAGTCTATGACTATATTGTAAGTCCTGATGAGCCGGAAAGGCGTAAAGCGCCAATTAACGGTGCTGTGCTTTCTGTAGTGCCGCCGATGATTTTGCCGGTGCATATTTCAGCGACGGTAAATCTGATGGAGGGTGTATCTTTGGAAGCAGTTAAAAGTGCTTTTGCAGAAAAGATAAGAAGATATTTGGCAGAAGTGCCTTTGGAAAAGGAAATCCGCTATACGCGTATTGGGGCATTGCTTTCGGAAACCCAGGGCGTGAAGGATTACGATTATGAAAGTCTTCTTGTAAACGATGACCGCAGCAATATTGCTGTAGAGGTCAATCAGTTCCCGCAAATTGAGCAAGAAGGTATTTCCCTTGCAGAAAGGCGCTAGGTGACAGGATGGAATATTACAGCAGTGAGAGAATTGAAGAGATTTTGAAAAGCGATAAGGCGCGGGAAATTCTCGGCTGGTTTCCGCCGGTATACAGCGATGCCTATGTATTTTTATGGCTTTTGGAGGAGGTGGGCATGAGTCTTTCTCGTCTGGAACAGTGGGCGAGAGAGTTTGCTGAACAGGTTATGCCCCAGACGGCTACCTGGTCGCTGCCTTACTGGGAAGAGCGATACGGAATTTTGCCCGATGAAAAACTGAGTCTCTCTCAGCGACGAAATCAGATTGTGAACAGGCGCAGAACCCGTGCGCCGATGCCGCCTGCCAAGGCAATAGAAATCATTGAAAATTTGACCGGCGTGGATGTGCGCATTGAAGAAAATACGGGAAAAAACAAGTTTACTGTGATGTTTGGCGATGTAGTGCCGCAAGACGTCATAGCAGCAGTGAGACGGGAACTGAATATACTGAAGCCCGCTCATTTGATTTATGAAATAGTCACTTCGATTTTTTATGAAATGGTGACAGCAAGATATCTGGCAGCAAAAGCCGGAGTATTTAAAATGTATGAGGTAAAGGAGGAAGAATAAATGGCAACATGGACAAATTTTTGTAGAACCCAGCAGGGAAAAGCGCTGGATATGAAGCTGATTAGCAAGGAGCAGCCTCTTCAACTTACGAAGGCGATAGCAGGCGCTGGGCGCATTGATTCAGCGCAGCTTGTTTCGCTGGTTCAGCAGCCGGAACCGAAGCAGCAGCTGGTTTTACTGGACAAGGAAACGAATACTGACGCAGCCGAAATTACTCTGCCCGTTTTGCTTACCAATAAAGGGCTTACAGAGTCTTACCATATGCAGACTCTGGGGATCTATGCACAGGATCCGGACCTTGGAGAAATTCTCTACATGGTCAGTCAGACTTTAGCGGAGGAAGGTGAAGATATTCCGACAGAAGCACAACAGCCGGCATTTTCTATTCAGTGGAATCTTTGTATAAAGGTGTCGGATACGGAAAACGTGACCGTAGAAGTGCCGCAGGCGGGAGTTTTGACCGAACTTGCCGCAGACAGACGGTATGCGAAGGCGGCTGATTTTGCGGAGCTTGCGGAAGGTGTCGCAGGTAAAGCCGAAAAGTCTGCAGTTGTACTGGGTGTGGTGAGAGCGCAAAGCTGGGATCAGACGGACAAAACCTACAGCTTTGAGCCCGAGTATCCGGCAGGTTCTTATAATCTTGCAGTGGAGCCGGACAGCAGCTGCTCAGAAGAACAGCTTGAAGCGTGGGGTAGTGCGAAGGTTGTAGGTAGTGTATCTGCAAATATATTAAAAGCATTTGGAGATGTGCCGGCAGTGGATGTGCCGGTGATTATGGAGGTGAAGAGGAAATGAGTATTAGTGTGAAGAATACCGGTGGTGGAAGCGGCGGTAGTTTTCCTAATGGGACTAAATGGACGCAGAGTAATATAAAACCTATTGGCAAATTCGTTAATTATAATAATTTATGGGTATTGTCCAGCGATGGTTTTATGTATTCAGACGATGGAAAAACTTGGATACAAAGCAACATTACTGGAGTTAATTTTAATTCTATCTATTATAACGGTGAAATTTGGGTTATTGGTAGTACTGAACATGGTCTTTATTATTCAACCGATGGTAAGACATGGACACAAAGTAATGTGACCAATAATAGTTTTATGACTATATACTACGCAAATGATATTTGGATAGCGGGTAGTCAGTATGCTCTACTGTATTACTCTTTGGATGGTAAATATTGGATTCAATGTAGCGGAGTAGGCGAAGACTATTTCAATGATATATATTGTAATAATGATATATGGATTCTAAGTAGTGTAAATGGGCTATATTACTCAACAGATGGTAAATTATGGACGAAAAATACAGAAATACATAATTCTTCAAAAATATATTATTATAATTCAATGTGGAATATAACTAGTGCTAATGGACTGTATTACTCAGAAGATGGAAAAGATTGGACAAAAAGTAATATAACATTTGGAAACATTAAAGGCATAAAGTATAATAGTAATGTTTTTATTTTATATTCTGATTATTATGGGGTGTATTATTCGACAGACGGAAAAACTTGGACAAGAAGCAATATTACTAGTGGACTTTTTAATTTTGTAGATTACAATGACGATGTTTGGGTTGCCGGCGGTTCAGATGGTTTATATTATTCAGATGATGGGAAAGTTTGGACGCAAGGTAATGCAACCGACAAAATTTTTATGAGTATATGTTATACAAACGATATTTGGGTCGCTGGGAGTAATAGTGGTCTTTATTATTCTATTGATGGAAGAAATTGGAAAAGTGATGTATCTAGTGGAAATTTTAGCAACATACAGTACTCTGATGGTATATGGGTTATTGGAGGTAACGGATTATATTATTCTGAGGATGATTGTAGGAATATTACAAATATTTTTATTTCTGTTGAAGAACCTCTTAATTTTTACAATGCTAATGGCACATGCGTAATTACAGCTTATAATAGAGTATATTATACAAAAGATGGAAAAATATGGAGGCAAAGTGATATATCTGGTTCTTATTTCAAATTTATAGATTATATTAATAGATTGTGGTTATGCGGTAGTTTATACAATGGTCTTTATTATTCAGAAGATAATTGTAAGACATGGACTAAAAGCAATTTAACCACCGAGGTTAATTGTGTATACGGCGCTAACAATTTATATGTTGCTGCTGTTAGTCATAGCGGTCTTTATTATTCATCAGATGGAAAGACCTGGACTCAATCAAATGTGACTTCTGGTTATTTTTCTTCTATCTATAATTGTAATGGCATCTGGGTAGCATGTAGTAATAGTGGTCTTTATTATTCATTGGATGGAAAGACCTGGACTCAATCAAATATAGATAGTGGATATTTTCGTAAGGCATATTTTGCAAATGGCATTTGGGTTGCTGGAAGCGGTAAGGGCTTATATTATTCATTAGATGGAAAGACCTGGACTCAATCAAATATAACTTCTGACAATTTTTCTTCTGTCTATAATTGTAATGGTATATGGATAACGGCTAATGACCTTAACACCGGGGTATATTATTCATTAGATGGAAAGACTTGGACTCAATCAAATATAGACAGTGGATATTTTCATAGTATATATTATAAAAATGATATTTGGGTTATGGGACATTCTAATGGTGTATACTATTCGTTAGATGGAAAAACCTGGAATCAATCAAATATAACTGGAATCAATTGTTTTGAAATTGAAAATTCAAATGGTATATGGATAGCAGGTTGCGATACTGGTTTATACTATTCATTAGACGGAAAAAATTGGACTCAATCAAATATAGACAGTGGACATTTTAATTATCTATGTTGTAATGATAATATATGGATCGCTTATAATGGAAAATGTTCGTATTATTCAGTAACATGGGAACCATCTAGTTAAAGGCGGATATAAAATGAATTACAAGCATTATCAAAAAAGTTGATATGACAGGGATAGAAAGTCTATGGAAAAAAGTAACAAAGCCTGCAAATAAAAAGTCAAGGCTAAATTGAAAGAACTTTGAAAATTTTATACAGGTTGCAAAAGGGTATCAAA